TTGAATCTATTGTTGCTGAACGTTTAGCACAAATGAAAGAAAACATGAATCGCATGTCCAAAGAGCGTGACGAAGCCCTTAAGCTAAAAGCTGAAATGGAACAAGCAAAGAAAGACGCTGACATTTCTCGCATGAAAGAAGAAGGCAAACTTCAAGAAGCTCTGGAATTAGAAGTTGCAGACCTCAAAGCTAAGCTCGGTGTTTACGAAGTTGAAACCACTAAGCTGCGGCGTGATGGAGTCCTAAATGATGCTCTTGCTGGCATGGAATTCCGCAACGATAAATCCCGCGACATGGCTCGCCGCGAAATTGTTGACCAACTGGTCCAAGACGAAACTGGCTCATGGAAGCATAACTCTGGTTCAAACATTAATGACTACGTAGCGGCTTACGCTCAGTCTGAAGACAACTCATTCCTGTTTCGTGTTAAATCTAACACTGGCGCAGGTAGCGGTTCTCCTGCAGGAGCACCACAAACCGATGTATCCAAATCTATTAGTGATATGTCAACAACTGAAATCCTTGCTCTTGCAGCGAAGGGAAAACTCGGTAACATGGGTTACTGACTTATACAACCTACTAATAAGGAATTATTAAAATGCCTATTACTAACACTGACTTCCAGAATATTGCTCTGGCAATCTCCGCTTATGGCGACGAAGCTTACACCACTGCTAAGAAACTGAACAGCACTGGTATCGTAGCTCCTGACCAACGTATCGACTTGTCTGGTGAATCTTTCATCGGTCAATTCCGCTGGTACAAGCCTTTGTCAGCCACTGTCAACGTTGCAAGCCTTTCGAGCGCAACTGACGGAACCTACACAAGCATCGCCACAGACGTTGCTGATTTCGTAAAGACTGTTCGTACCTTCGGTGCAGAGCAAGTAAACATGCAAGAAACCATTTCGAAGCAAGACGGTCTGGCTAAGATTGCTCGTGACTTCGCAGAAGTTCGCGCACAAGACGAGCATGACGCTCTGTTGTCCGTACTCAAAGGTGTTGCACTGAACGAAGTTACCCTTGGTGACAAAGGTGGTTCAGGTAACGGTGGTGTTATCGCATTTGACACAGACGTAGACGCTGCTGCAACTGGCATGTTCTGCGACATCAACGCACTGGGTCTTCACGGCGCTGCTGCAACTGGTGCTTCTGACGCTCGTAAATTGTTTGACTCGTCTGCCGCTGGCGCTGCTCGTGGTGAGCGTTTGTTCCGTTCTATCGGAGCTGCTTTCAAAGACTACGAACCAGACTTCATGTACCTCGTAACCAGCCCAGAAGTTATGGCTGAAATGCGTGCTGCTAACCTGATTGACGAAACTCTCGTCACAGACGGCAACCTTGAGTTCAACACAATCTTTGCTGGTAAATTCCGCTTGATTATGACTCGTGCCAACCAAATGGTATCTGGCGCTGCTACTGGCGACCTGAACGCACAAAGCACTAAGTGTTCTTTCGTTCTGAAGCCAGGTGTTGTTGCTTCTGCTGCCATGCCTGTCCCAACTCCTGTTGAAGTAGACCGCAATGCGGCTTCTTACACTGGTGGTGGTTCGACTAACGTATGGTACCGTTGGGGCTATGCAATGCACCCAATGGGTTACGACTGGGCTGGCGCAACTAGCGCGTTCGCAACTAATGCTAACTTTGCAGCCGCTGCTTCGTACGCTCGTAAAATGGACGCATTGAACTTGGGCATCCTGCCTATCTTCCACGCTTAATATAATAGGAGCGAACTAATGGCATTAACGCTAAACACAAACAGTTATGTGTCAGTTGATGGTGCGGATACGTATCTTGAGACTCGCATAGACAGTGCAAATTGGTTTGATGCTACAGACGAAATCAAAGAACAGGCACTTGTCACTGCTAACTCGTTAGTAGATGACAGGGCTTGGATTGGTTATGCTGTTAGTTCCTCCCAAGCTCTGGCTTGGCCTCGCAAGAACGCTATCTATTACTCAAACCGTCTTGGTTTGCAAGTAACCGTAGCGGATACTGTGGTGCCGGACGAAGTTAAAGTTGCTGTTTATGAACAGGCTTTGCACCTAGTCAACAACGAAGACCTACTCACAGGAAGCACTCAAACTTACGAGAGCATTACTGTTGGTTCAATCAGTGTATCCGACTCCAATGGGGATGTATCACGCATTTCTAAAACCCCTGCGCTTGTCACTAATAGACTAAAAGACCTAGTTCGGTCTGGTCAAAATAGTGGCGGTCAAGGCGGTTCATGGTGGAGGATGAACTGATGTCATTAAGAGCTAAACTCAAGAGCGCAGTAGACAAAGCGTTTACTGCTGCTGGAGACTTAGTTGTTAGCGGCAAACTGTCAACAAAGACTGTAACAGGCTATGACTTCAGTACAGGACAAAACTCCTCTACTTCCAAATCGATAACAGGTAAAGTAATCCTTGAAACAACACGCCGCGCTGGTAGTGAAAGTTTTAAGACAACTGCTATGATGAAGTCCGGACAGGCTGTTACTTTGTACGACACGCTTACTATCGGTAAAGAAGTGTACAACATTATTGATTTCTCAGATGATGACTTTGTCATATCTCTTAACTTGAGCAAGGAGAAAATATAGTGTATAATAAAATTATTACTGATATCGAAGCGGTTTTTGCCTCTTCAACTTGGACTACGCACAACATTGTTACTTTGCCTGACAACTATATGGGCAAAATAGGGAATGTTACTGAGTATGTTCAACTTAAAGTAATGCCAACAACAGGTGAGACTGTAGGTTACGATGCTTACAAAGAGCAAAAAGGACTAGTCGCAGTTAAAATATTTGTAAAAGCAGGAGAAGGACAAAGAAGAGTTATGGCTATTGCCGAATTCCTCAACAATCTTTTGCAGCATAAACATCTAACTAATGGCACAGAACTTGGAGCGTCCTATTTATCAATAGAAGGGCTTGACCCTGCTAACAGTTCACTCTATAGTGCATCATACATAATTCCATTTACCAAATACGGAGAATAATTAAAATGGCTCATATTTCTGACCTTCGGGCGGGTATCTTTACCTATCTCGACATTAACACAGTAGCACCACTGGCGGCTACCGACACTGCAGCTGAATACGCTGCGTTGTTTGTAGGCTCGACTCCTGGAACTGCTAACACTGCCGATGGCGACACTACTGGTGTTGCTGGGCATTACCGTATGCCTTCTGTTCGGGAATTCCCTTCAGTTGGTACACCTGCTAACATCGTTAACGTCCCTGTATACGGTCAAAAGACCTCTTCACAGGTACAAGGCCAAGCAGACGCGCCTAGCCTTGACGTAACAATCAACTACAACGCAGCTGACGCAGACGAACTGCACAAGCTGGTTGGCAAAGCTGTAACTTTCCGCTTCATGATGACCGACACTGCTTGTACTCAAGACGAAGCAGCTGCCGCTACTCTAGCGAAAGCTAACACCATGTTCTATTTCAACGGTAAAGTTGAAGCGGTTCTGGTAAACCCAAGCTTGACAGACGCAACTACTGCAACTGTTACCTTGTCAACACAGTCTGACTTTATTGGCCCTGCAACTGTTGCAGCAAGC